ACGTGTAGTAGACACGGGCTGGGCAGCCTACGTTGCTCTCTTATTCTAGAGAGTAGAGGTAAGGAGCGATGCGTGTGATAATTCCCGTCAGGGTGGCAGCAGTGGGGGTGAAATCGAGTTTGATCCCATCTCCATAGTTGACAACTTTGAAACGAACACCACAATTACCAAGAGTCTCGGCCGAGTTTCTCCCAACTGTGTTAGCCAGAATGGCAGCCACAGCTGTGGCACCAACTGCAGTCAGAGTCGGTGTTATAGCGGCTACAACAGTGCCACTATAAGAGAACCAGGCTTCGTATTCTCCGGGAGTTTTGCCTGTAATGGAGTCACCCGCCGCATTGATTTCGAAGTCTTCGTGTCCGGTGATCACATTGTTTGTGAACGGGGCAGTCAAGGTGGGGGAGTAGCTCGCAATATGGGAGGAGTAATACGCAGCCTCGAACGCGGTGGGAATCTGAGGTGACATCAAGTCCACCACATACTCCACATACACGTCTCCGGCGTTAAGGATCTCCGTATTCCCTTGAATGGAAATAAAGAGATTTCCAAGATCATATGTTTTGACGTCTTGGTTGGCTGAAATAGCCACAAAACGGCACGCACGCTGGTCGTGGAATCGCGCGAGTTCCTGGGGAGCACAGACCATCACACATTGTGACCACATCTGGCTTCTAACAGAACCAGAAAAGCAAGACAACACTTCTCTGGACCCAGGGGCAGCATCACCGGCATCGTAGTCCATAGCCATGATGATGGAGCCGTTGGTAGCAGTGGAAACATTCGGTTCATAAATGAACCGAAGGCTCTTGAATCGGTAAAATTCATACCCACGCGCCACATGGTGGAGCCACGGAAAGGAGAGTTCCAGTCCCGGATTAACCTCCAATCTCTTCAAGCCGGCCGGAAAGGTCGTCTTGCAATCCACCGCACAAACCAATTCTCTGTGTGAAACAGTGACTTTCTGGTCTGTGTTCTTGTATGAGGGATTCCTAGGGACAACTACTGAACCTAACGCGGTAGGAGCAGCAAGTCGAACGGACACCGGCCTCTTAGTGTTCCGTTTAGGGCGATTGCCCTTAGCTTTCGTTTTCTTTTTCTGCATGTCGTTGTATGGGATACCTGACGACACAGGGACTGTACATCGTACGTGGCATAGTGAGCCGTGCAGTCTCTCGGCATTTTGTTTAGCACGGAATCCGTTTTGGTCAAGCTTTCGCCCCACGTAGACCCCAATTCCTGCTAAGGGCTCTGTCACTACCCAAAGGCATGACACCAGTATAGCGAGGAGGGCCGCCGCTAGTCAAGCGGCGGCGCGTCGCAGAAAAGGGCGGACAAAGCGCCAGTAGTACTCGGAGCAGTCTTTATTTTCCCGGAAAAGGCCCACAACAACTGGATCTGTGATTTCTCCCAGCCCAAAAGTGCGGATTTTCCCTTCAATATAGATCTGCGTGTCTACTCCAATGTTGTACATACTAGCGACGCTTTCCCGCGCAAGAGGCGTGATGCCTCGGGCGACCTTTGCAAAGGTCTCATTTTTGTACTTCTCCGTTTCAATTGAAATTTGATCATAGTACCAACTTCGGTCGAAGATGGGCCTATGTCCGTCAGTAAGCTGAATGAAACGGACGGCCAAAGCGGTAAGGATAGGACACTGCGGGTGCTCGTACAACAACGAGAGGGCTTTAGCCCGCAATAACCCGAGGCGGACTTTTTGTCCACCATACATCTGCAGCGAGTGAGTCCATGCAAAGTTCAGCAGAACTTCGCGGGGATCAGTCAACAGACACAAGTCTGCGGAACTCGTCATCCCGCAAAACGTGGTCGAGGTTAACCGATCAAAACGTAGGATCTTTATCTCGAATCCGACTGCAGCGAAATCTTCTTTTGTGATTTCCTTATCGCATACGAACAGACCATCGTCGCCTTCGACGACGCCTTTAATGCACGCTCCTTTTCTTTCTGCAATGAACATGGCAAGCATGAGGTTTGAAAACCCGTTGCCAAGGCTAGTACACATGTCGCCTGACATGCGTACAGCATCAATGCTTATGGAGAACCAGCGAAAGAAACACCGGTTTCTACCCGTAAGGGCCGCGCGTATATGTTCTCGCGCCTCCACAAAATGGAAAAGCATATGATCGTAGAGCACTTGCTCTAGAGCGTCTTGTATTCTCTTGGTGAAATGGCTTTCAAAATGAGAATAGTCTGTTTCGTAAAATGGTCCGTCTGACCCTGTGAAGAAGTCCTGCATGTACTGTGCACGTTCGCACACAGGAATCTTCTTTATGAACGCAGGGTGAGAGAAAACAATCTTCTCAATGGCGGAGAAGTATGGCCCGGTGTAAGCTTTGAATCGGTCCGAGCGTGCGTTAATGGCGCGCGCTGGTTTAAATTCAGGATAAGTTTCACGCTTACCGTGGGACTTGTTGGCGTAATCGGCCTTGCACAACGGCTTTTCCAGCAAAGACTGATGAGCTTTACGATATTCAGCCTTTCGCCATTCTGGGTGGTTTATCTTTTCAATCCAGTCCAGACGTTCTTCAACGTCGAACAAGCCGAGCGGCTTGAAAAGTGCTTTGACTACCCTTGTAACGAAAGCCACCAGTTGTGAAATGATGGAGTCTTCCGCGTGAGGGTTGACAGAGCAAAACCGTTTTAAACTCCCATGGAGCAAAGTGGGCCCGTCTTTCACATCAGCCATGGGAGGGGCGTACCCCCTGATGTGAGGACCCAGTGACACTTGCATTATATTGCGGCTGGCTGCACGAGGAAAGCGTGCAGAAACCGCAACTGCATTCTGAACTCGGGTGTCCAAAGGTAGGCCAACGTCATCAAAACGGTACCCAATGCCCACGTAAAGTACATTGGCAATGCCGTTGGCCCCAAGGGGTTTAAACCCAAAAGTGATCTGTCACACACCCGATTCGAATCGATTATCAATCGTGCCACAGCCGAAGAACCAGCAACAGCTTGAGCATTGAGGTTGCTGTCAATGTTCAACGAAGAAACGTTTTGGCCGAGATTATGGCAAGAGACGGCAGAAGCCTCTTTGCTAAAGGCTTCGCCCCGGGTAAGAATGTGTTGAAGCAGTTCAGGACTATAGAGAATCCGTTTCGTGCGCACTGTGTTCGTCACATTCAGCATAATCAGCCTGTTGCTGGAGAGTTTGTCCATGGGAGTGGACTTGTTGGAAATCAATCTCACGTCATGTAGTTCATCATTGGCATATCCACAGAAAGAATGAGCAGAAAGCACCGCACTGATCTGGTAAGTCTCAGGAAAAAACAACGGGAGACCAAAGGAGCTTACAAAATTCATTGTTTTTCTCATCAGTGAAGTTTCGCCCAAAATCTTTCGTCCGTCGACGTGGTGAGCAAAGGAAGAAGTGGCCATCTCTGGAACGCTAACCTGCTTGGCGGGAGCAGGAACACGAAGTTCCAGGTATTTCCTCATTGCGAAGTTTACCAGACTGGCTACAAGAGAGGTTGCCGCGAGTGTCTGCGCGGTTTTCCGGAACCCCAAAACCCAAGCCACACAAGAAGCTGCTACCACAGCAGCGCCTTTGTAGCATGTGGGACGGTGTTCCAAAATCGAAAGAGTGCGGGGGTTTCTCTTCCTCTCAAGCATTTCTGTAAAAAATTCGCTTGGCTCCTTGGGATAATAAATCTCTTCAACATTGGGGCGATATCTCGTGCGTAGAAAAAGCGCCAAGTTTTTGAAGCCAGCCACTTCTAAAAGAACCGTCATTCTACAGAGCGAGCGCTGCATAGAAGTACGGTCCCAGGTGAATGCATTCGCCACAGGTTTGACCAGACTCTTTGCACAGTCGAGCAAATAATCCAACCAGCCTTGTCGCGGGACCTTTGGCTGCAGTTCTTCCACTTGAACGGCAGCCTCCGGCGCTTTGGTCTTGATCGGGAACCAAAAATGCATAGGATCGATGTCAGATTCAACCTTAGGCCGGGTTGCAGGGGCTGCGCCGGCAGCCGCACTCTGGCATCTTGAAATGTCCACACCCGCCGCACTCATTACTTGACCAACAGTCCTGCAGGACGAATTGGGGTCGGACATTTCCATTATCTTCTCGCGAAGTCCATCGTTGTCTCCTTGCACTTCTTGCATGGAGCTCAGCACGGAGCTAGCGACCAAAGCAGATTGCTTAACCTGCCTGGAGGGCTTCGCCTTCCAAACCTTGCCCTGGTGCTTGGCGGCATCCAGAACGTTACGGGCGCGTTGCTTTGCGCCACCTCGGTGTCGTGTTTTGATAGCAGACAAGTTGGTCCCGGCATCGACCATGCCCTTAGGCGGGGCACCTTGGGGACAAATCCCCTTTTCAGTTTCCCGAGATCCGATCCCTCGGGTAGCCTCATGGCCTTGTCTAACACGAAAGAGAATCTTAGAAGACTCCATATTTTTCAAATAACGAACAAATACAGATAGATTAAGT